GGAGCCGATCGGCGTCTATGCCGAGATGCAGGAGGATGATGTCGGCTTATATCTCAAAGGAAAGCTGCTCATTGACGACGACCCCCTCGCCAAACGCGCCCACGCACACATGAAGGCCGGTTCTATAACCGGCCTTTCTATAGGGTACATGCTGAAGGATTGGGAATACGACAGGGCGAAAGAGGCCTGGATGCTCAAGGAGCTGGACCTCTGGGAAGTGAGCCTGGTGACGTTCCCGGCAAACGACGAAGCCCGCATCAGCGATGTGAAATCCGCGTTTGCGCGAGGTGAAACCCCCTCCCCGAAAAGTATTGAAAGAGTCCTGCGCGATGTTGGGCTTTCTCGCTCTCAGGCCAAAGCGTTTATGGCCGAGGGATACGGCGCCTTGTCCCAGCGTGATGCTGGTGATGTAGATGCTGCTTTAACCATTTTGAAATCAATAACATTCTGAATCTGGAGAAATACTATGGCCGTTGATATTAAAGACGTTGAACTGGTCGCGCAGGAGCTGAAAGGTAACTTTGAAGAGTTCACCAAAAAGAACGATAAGCGCCTGGATGCGATCGAAGCGGAAAAGGGCAAGCTGTCCGAATCCGTGGACACCCTGAACGGGAAATTGTCCGAACTGGATAATCTGAAATCTCAGTTGGAAGAAGAGCTGGCGGCCGTCAAACGTCCCGGCGGTGGCAAAGACTCCAAAGCCGCGACGGAACACAAGGCCGGATGGCTTCAGTTCGTCCGCAAAGGCAAGGATGATGGGCTGGCGGAGCTTGAGCAGAAAGCCATGCAGACGACCACCGATCCGGATGGTGGATACGCGGTGCCGGAGGAGCTGGACCGCAACATTATCAGCGCGCTGAAAGATGAGGTGGTCATGCGTGCCGAGTGTACCGTTATCACTATGGGTACGCCGAACTATAAAAAACTGGTGAACCAGGGCGGCACTAACAGCGGCTGGGTGGGTGAAACCGACGAGCGCCCAGAAACCAAGACCTCCAAGCTGGCGGTCATTGAGCCGGTATGGGGTGAAATCTACGGTAACCCAATGACCACGCAGACAATGTTGGATGATGCGTTTTTCGATGTGGAAAACTTCATTGTCTCTGAGCTGACTCAGGAATTTGCCGAGCAGGAAGAAATCGCCTTCACCAACGGCGACGGCAACAAAAAGCCGAAAGGGCTGCTGGCCTATGGCAGTGACATCAAGGACGACAAGGAGCGCGATTGGGGCAAGCTGCAGCACCTGCTGGCTGGCAAGCCAGACGCGATCACTGCCGATGAAATCGTGAAGTTGGTTTATACCCTGCGTAAGCCTTACCGCTCGGGCGCTCGCTGGATGATGAACAACAGCACGCTGTTCACCGTCCGCACGCTGAAAGACAGCCAGGGCAACTATCTGTGGCAGCCAGGCCTGCAGCTCGGCCAGCCGTCTTCGCTGCTGAGCTACGGCATTGCCGAGAATGAGCAGTTCCCGGATATCGCCGGCGACGGCACGCCAATCGGTTTTGGCAACTTCAAACGCTGCTTCACCATTCTGGATCGTATCGGTGTGCGCATGCTGCGTGACCCGTACACTAAAAAGCCCTTTGTTGGCTTCTACACCACCAAGCGTGTCGGGTCGATGATGGTGGACAGCAACTCGGTGAAACTGCTCAAGATGGGTGCTGCACCGGCAGGGAAATAAGTGATATCAGGCGGCTACGGCCGCCTTTTTTGTGAGGTCGATATGACGCCATCACTTGATGAGCTGCGCCTTCAATGCCGAATTGACGGCGATACAGAAGATGGACTGCTGAACATTTATGCCGATGCGGCGAAGGACCTTGCGCAGGAATACTTAAATCTGCCGCTGTTTGACGAGCGCGTGCCGGAAGATGTTGATGAGGGCGTTGTGATTGCCGGCAAGGTCAAGCTGGCGATCATGCTGGTGGTTGTCCACTGGTATGAAAATCGCGAAACGACCTCTGAGGAAAAACTGTATCAGGCGCCGCTGGGGTTCTACGACTTGTTGAAGGGAAAACGAAAGAGGCCGGGAACATGAGGGCAGGAAAACTAAATAATCGCATACGGTTGCTGCGCCCGATCGTTGTCCGGGATGATCGCACCGGCGGCACGGTAAAAACCTACGAGTTTGTCGCTGAGGTCTGGGCTGATGCGGAGCCGATCGCCAACCGAAAAATTCGCACGGGTGAACAGGGGCAGGTGGTAGAAACCATGCTGTTTACATTGCGGCCACGGGACGAAATTACCGTTGATTGGCAGGTGGTTTTTCAGCAGCGAACGTTTACCGTCCGTGCGCCTGACCGTTCACAGCGAGACCGGCTGTTAATTACGGCGGAGGCTGATATTCGTCATGATCGAGTATGAAATCAAAGCGGCACTGGAGGCACTAACGAGCCTGCCAGCGTATCCGCTGCTGTTACCTGACCCGGAACAGGAAGGCGTGACGTATCAGAAGGTCAGCAACCCGAAAGTTGATACCGGGCTAGCCAGCACGGCACTGATTCAGGGGCGCTTTCAGGTCACGCTTTATGTTATCGACGATTACGCGCGCCTCATTGAACTGGATAAGGCTATCTGTGTCGCCTGGGAGAGCATTCAGCACGGGCATATTGGGCGCTGGCCCGTGCAGACGGTGACACGCGGCACGATGCAACAGGGAGCAACCACCCTCACCAACAACAGCGTTCAGTACCGGCTGGTGCGTGATTACGTCATCTGTTACCCGGAGGACGCCACATGATCAGCATAGGTGTAACGGGTATGGACGAATTGGCCCGCCAGTTGGAAGCTCTGGGGCGTGACGTGTCTACAAAAATTCTGCGTGATGCAGGTCGAGCCGCTTTGGATCCTGTATTGGAAGATATGCAGCAGCATGCAGGTTATGACGACACCGCCAGCGGCCCACACATGCGCGACAGCATATCTATTCGTTCAACTACACGCGGACGGTCACAAGTAACTCTACGTGTAGGCCCAAGCAAGTTGCACCATATGAAGGCGCTGGCGCAGGAATTCGGCACGGTTAAGCAGGTTGCCTCACCATTCATTCGCCCGGCACTGGATTACAACAAAACCCACGTATTACGCATCCTGGCGGCTAACGTCCGCTATGGCATCGAAAACCGGTAGCGACCGCTGCCACAATCATTGAGAGAGGAATTATGGCTGATAAAACTTCGCCAGAATATGCCATGCTGCCGGCCGGCACGATCGTTAAGTGGGGTGCTATTGGCGCCGCCCCAACGGCCATGAAGGCACTGACCAACTGCAAAGCAGTAGGTGAAATGGGGCAAACCGGCAGCTTTGTTGATTGCACGACCCTGATCGACACCACCAAGCAATTTATCTCCGACCTGCCGGAAGGCGCGGAGAAGTCGATCGGGTTTATCGACGATCCATCCAATACCGATTTTGCGGCGTTCCTGACCGCTGCGGACAACCGTGAAACCGTTCAATTTTATGTTGAGCTGCCGAACGGTCGCACCTCCACCTCGATCCTCTCGCTGTCCGGCTGGAAGATGAACGAAATCACCGCTCCGGCGAGTGAAGTCATTCAAATCACGGTGCAAGGCAAGCAGAACAACAACACCTGGGGAGCTGTAGCCCCAAAGGTGTGATCAGCGTGACTACCCAGCCGAAGAGCGCTGATCTGGCAGTCGGGGGCAATTTGTCCCTGACTGTTGCGGCTACCTCAAGTAACGGAAAGCCCGTTAAATATCAATGGCAGAAAAACGGCACTGATATCAGCGGCGCAACCTCTGCCACCTTTACCAAAAACTCTATTGTGGCGGCGGATGCTGGCGCTTATCGCGTTGTGATGTCGGCCGAGCGGGCAGACGCTATCAACAGCGCTACCGCAACCGTAACTGTTAAATAAGGAATATCAATGTCCGAGAAATATGACCTGAAGGCGCTCAAGGCCGCTCTTTTGAAATCTGACGACCACGTGACAGAAGTGCCAATGTTTGGCACTAAAACCTTTATCCGCCGCCTGAAGGCCTCAGAACTGCAGGATAATGAGGATGGCATGAAAGATGCCATCGAAGCCGGGGATATGAATAAGGCCGCGCGGCTCAACGTTGAATTGCTACTGTCCTGCTTTATGACGCCAGATGGCAAACGTATTCCTGCAAATGCACTGCCCAGCGTGGATGATCTGCTTGCTGCACATGATAACCCGACACTGGTCGAGGCGATCAGCACCGTCAAGCGTCACGCCGTAGGCACGCTGGAAGAAGCGGAAAAAAACTGACTGACTCACCCTGGCTGATGCTGATTTTCCAGTTGGCAGACCGTTGGGGTGAGTCTGATCCCCGCAAAATAGCCGCGTTGCCGGCACAAATCCTGAATTACTGGCGGGCATACTTCAAGCTGCAGGGCATTACTGCTGATGCTGCTGAGGATGCCTTTGTTCGTCAACCCGTTCAGCCTGCGCAAAGTTTGATAGATGCGCAGTGTGCTGACGTTATGCGAGTGCTTGGAAATGGCTGATGTGGCATCGTTGGCGGTCGGGTTGTACCTGAATGACGCCAATTTTAGAAACAAGCTGGTGGCTGCTTACCGCACCGCCGGCGATCAATCCGGAAGGTTTAACCGTCAAGCCCAGCAGGATGCGAAAAAGACCGATGAGGCTTATCAGCGTGTCGGCCAAACGGTCAGCAGCCTTAAAGGGACGCTGGCTGGTTTGGCTGGAGTAGCAGGGTTAGGCTTCTCGCTGGGGAGCATTATCACGACAACCCGGCAGTATGGCCAGGCGCTGTCTGACCTTTCCGCTATCACCGGTGCTACAGGTGCTCAGCTGAAACAATTGGACGATGCAGCCCAGCAAATGGGGCGTACCACGGAGTACAGTGCCAGCCAGGCAGCGGAGGCGCTGAAACTTATGGCCAGCGCCAAGCCGGAACTGCTGAAAACGGCTGACGGGCTGACCACCGCCACCCACAGCGCGTTGATTTTGGCGCAGGCGGCAGGGACAACGTTGCCGGATGCGACGAAGACGCTGGCCCTCTCGCTGAACCAATTTGGCGCCAGTGCTAACCAGGCAGACCGCTACATTAACGTTTTGGCCGCCGGTGCCAAGTACGGTTCATCAGAGATCGCTGATACGGCCGCAGCGATAAAGAATGGCGGCGTGGCAGCGGCGCAGGCCGGTATCGGCTTTGAGCAACTGAACGCAGCAATCCAGGTGTTGGCAGAGCGTGAAATTAAAGGGGGTGAGGCAGGAACCGGGTTGCGTAACGTTATCCTTAACCTTGAAAAAGGCACGGATAAAACGCTCAAACCTTCCGTTGTGGGGCTAAGCACCGCGCTGGAAAACTTGTCGAAGAAAAACCTCTCTACGGCGCAGGCGGTCAAGTTGTTCGGCCTCGAGAACATTAACGCCGCCTCAATCCTTGTGAGTAACCGCAGCAAGCTGGATGACCTGACCAAATCACTGACCGGCACACAGACTGCGCATGAACAGGCGGCGACTCGCGTCAACAACCTGAACGGCGACCTGATGGGGCTGACCAGTGCCTTTGAAGGATTGATCATCAAGGTTGGGCAAGCGAGCGGTGGGCCGCTGCGCAGTGGTGTTCAGAATGTAACGGAGGCGATCAACGGGCTGGCGGATAACTTCAATATGGTGGCCAGCGTAGCGATGTATACGCTGATCCCCATTATGTCCACAAAACTTACGGCTGGAATTCGTGAAAGTATAGGCGCCTGGCGAGAACAGCAGGCGGCAGTTAAATCTGCTACCTTGGCACAAGCAAGTATCGCGCAGAAAACTATTGATGCTGCCAACGCCACGTTAAAACAAAATGATGCTGAGTTTGGTCGCGTTCGTGCGATGGAAAAAGCGGCTAAGCAGTACGGACTGAACGTCAGCTATACAGCTGACTACAATCGTTTGATTCGTGAGGAGACTGAGGCAACACGCTCGGCCACTGTGGCTAAAGCCCAACTGGATGCAGCTAACAAACGCCTATCGTTCTCTGCTCGAGCTGCATCAGTCGCAGTGGGGGCTGCACGTGGTGCACTAGCGTTGGTAGGCGGTCCATTTGGCGCGGCCATGCTTGCTGGATCGGCACTGCTATATTTTCATCAGCAGGCGAAGGATGCCAGAGACTCAGCGATAAATCTGAAGGATGCGGTTATAGAAACCACCTCCGCGCTGATGCAGTTATCTAACAAGCAGCTTGCAGTCAAAGAGCTTGACCTTGGCGATCAGCTTGAAAGCCAGTTGGAAGAGCAAAGTAAGCTGCAAAATCAGCTGAAGTATATGAACAAACAGATTGAGCAAACCAATCAGCAAGGATGGGTTGGTGATCTGTTTGGCAATAAGAAAGAAATGCAGGCTGCGAGAACCCGTGCAGAGAACGATCTGGACTCCGTTAATCAAGGCATCCAGAAAACTCGCGATAATCTTGAAAATGTCGGCAAGGCCCGTTTCCTCGTTCAGACCGGCGTAGCCAACACCGCTAATCAGCTTGCCAGCGATATCAATACCATTACCTCACAAACAGAAAGCCTGAGTGATAAGCCGCTTAGTCCGTGGGGTGGCGAAGACCCTGGCAAGGTTGATAAAAAGGGTCAGCAGGCGCTGAAACAATATCAGCAGCTGCGCCGGGAAATTGAAGTCGCGCTTGCAACCAGCCTTGCGAAGATCGATCTCGAAGAACGAAATTCGCAGGCAAAATTGGTGGCTACTGCTAAGGCTGCCGGTGCCAGTCAAGCCGACGTGCAACGCGTCATGGCATTAAATGCGGAAAATTATCAGCGTCAGCGGTTGGAGCTGGCAGAACAGTACGCCCCCGGAAAGGCGGCAGTACGCAAGGAGCAGGAAACTAGTCGCGAACTGAAGGCATTATATGATGCGAGGCTACTGACTGAGCGCGATTATCTTGTTGCTCGCGACACGTTGCAGCAAGAAATGGCTCGCCAACGCCTGAAAGCAGAGGCTGACGCCATTTCTGTACCACGACAAGATATCGCCGGTGACGTAGATCCCTCTGTCCAGTTGAACAACCAACTTGTACAGCAGCAGGCACAATATCAGGCGTACTACCAGCAAGGCTATATTGACAAGCAACGTTATGAACAGCTGATGCAGGCGGCAACGCAAGAGTCAACCGAAGCTCAATATAAGCAGGCAATGAGTCTTTATGCGGGACAAAGCCAGATCAATAAGTTACAGATTGGTTTGGTGGACACAATGCGGGAACGCTCAACCAATATGCTGACTGGATTACTCACGGGTACGCAGAGCTTTAAAGACAGCATGGTAGGGCTGTTCTCATCGTTGACGCAATCGATAGTGCAGAACCTGATAGAAATGGCCGCACAGGCTTTGCTGACAAAAACTATTTTGTCTTCGTTCATGAGCTTTGGCGGTGGCGCTGGTGGTGGCAATAATCCAGGTGCTGTTCCAATGTTCGCCAACGCCAAAGGCGGCGTTTATTCGTCGCCGTCACTGAGCGCGTACAGCGGCCAGATCGTCAGCAATCCCACCATGTTTGCATTCGCTAAGGGCGCTGGCCTGATGGGCGAGGCTGGCCCGGAGGCGATCATGCCGCTCAAGCGTGGGGCGGACGGTTCGCTGGGTGTGCGGGCTATTGGCATGCCACAGCAGGCTGCTGCTGCACCGAACGTCTACATCACGATTGAAGGCGGCGGCAACGTGAATACTCAGGCCGATCAGGGCTGGGAAGAGTTTGGCAAGCAGATGGGCAGCATCGCCGCGCAGGAAAGCCAGAAGGTCATCAACCGGAACCTGAAGCCCGGCCAGCCTATCTGGAAAGCAATCAAGGGGATGTAATGGCCATTCAGACATTCAACTATCCGGCGCGCGTCAATGCTGCCGGTGATACCCGATTTCGTATCAGGAAGGCGCAGTTCGGCGATGGTTATATGCAGGTTTCCGGTGATGGCATTAATCCGATCATTCGCTCATGGGATTTGACCTTTATCGGCAAGTACAACTACATCACGCCGATTATTGTCTTTCTTGAAGATCATCAAGGGGTGAAGTCATTCCAATGGACACCTCCGACCAACGTTCCCGGCCTCTACCGTTGCGAAGGCTATAAGCCTGTTGCAATGGGCGGCGATAACTATTCACTGACGGCCACGTTTACCGAGGCCTTCCACGTTTAACCGAGATTAATCATGCTGAATACAGACCTGCAGAAGTTGGAGCCGGGCAACCGCGTTCGTCTTGTTGAAGTGGACGGGACAAAGTTCGGCGCTGATATTCTGCGCTTTCACAGCGACACGCTCCCCTATACGGCGGAAGAACTGGCCGCTGCTGGCGGGGACGAAACGAAACTACCCGCAAAATCGATCTGGTGGCAGGGCAAGGAGTACGGGCCGTGGCCGTTTTCCGTTGAAGGGCTGGAAATATCTTCCGACAGTCAAAGCACGGAGCCGAAATTGACGGTTGCCAATATCAACGGCCTGATCACTGCGCTTTGCCTTCAGTTTGAAGATATGGCACAGGCCAAGGTTCTGATCCACGATACGCTGGTGCATTACCTTGATGCCCGAAATTTTCCAGAAGGGAACCCAACGGCTGACCCGGTGCAGGAAAAGCTACAGGTGTTCTACATCGATCGCAAAGCGACGGAAAGCGATGAGGCGGTGGAGTTCGAGCTCTCCAGTCCGGCAGACCTGCGGGGATTGCGCATCCCTACCCGCCAAATCCACAGCCTGTGCACCTGGTGTTCGCGTGGATGGTATCGCACCGGTAAGGGCTGCGATTACGCAGGCACGCGATACTTTGACGACAAGGGCAATCCGGTGGATGACCCAAGTAAAGATCGCTGCGGTGGACTGTTGAGCGATTGTCAAAAACGTTTTGGTGAGACTGAGCCTTTACCGTTCGGCGGTTTCCCCGGCGCAGCGCTGATTAAGCAGTAGGTGGCGTTATGAAAGAGAAAACCATAGCGGCCATTATGGCGCACGCCGAGGCTGAGTATCCGCGCGAGTGTTGCGGCCTCGTGGCGCAGAAATCCCGCGTTGAGCGTTACTTTCCCTGCCGCAACCTGGCGGACAATCCCACCGAACAATTTCATCTGTCGCCAGAGGATTATGTGACCGCTGCCGAGTGGGGGACGATCACAATGATTGTGCACAGTCACCCGGATGCCACCACACAGCCGAGCGAACTGGACAAGGCGCAGTGTGACGCAATGGAGTTGCCTTGGGCGATCGCCAGTTGGCCGGAGGGGGATTTGCGTACAATCTTGCCGCGCGGCGAACTACCGCTGGTGGGCCGCCAGTTCGTTCTGGGGCATACCGACTGCTGGGGGCTGATCATGAGCTATTTCCGGCAGGAGCACGGCATAGAGCTCCAGGATTACCGCGTTGATTATCCGTGGTGGGAACGGGGCGAAAATCTCTACATGGACAACTGGCACAACTGCGGCTTTCGCGAGTTCGACGGCCCACCTATGCTGGGTGACATGGTGATTATGCAGGTTTCCGCGCCGGTAGCGAACCATGCCGGTATTCTGCTAGAAGACGGTATGCTGCTGCACCACATGTACGGCATGCTTAGCCAGCGGGTGCCTTACGGTGGCTATTGGAAAGAGCGAACTGTGAAGGTGCTGCGCCACAAAGAACTGATGTAATGCTATCATTCCACTTTTCAATTTAAGGAAAATGGATATGAAAAAAGTATTATCTGCACTGACTTTGTGTTTTTTGACTTCGTTTTTTGCTAATGCAATTACACTGGATGCATATCTTAAAAATCATAAAGATATAGAAGAAGACCCAATCCTTAGTGAATATGTAAGAAAATGGGCTTGGTTTATGGCATTAATGGATTCGCAGCAAAAATATAATACATCAGATTCAACAAAGATTAATGAATTACTTAGTGCAAAAGGTGAGAGGTATGGTGCGTTGAGTATTCGTAAACTTTCAACCGACTGTAAAAATGGAACCACGGCAGTAGGTGGTATTGAGCTGAATAAGCGAGAATGTAAAATATTAATTAATAGCGCAAGCAAGTGAGTTTATAGCCCCATTCTAAAGGGGCTTTTTATTGGAGATTGTATGGCTTTTATTGATACTTCACTCAGAACCATTCGCTTTCATGGCCCCATGATTAAGATTTTCGGTCGCGAATTTAAATATCGAGCACCAACGGTGCCAAAGGCGATCGATGCGATGAAAAATCTGTTGCCCGGCTTTGAACGCTACATGCTTGAGGCGCATAAGCGTGGCCTGACATTTTCAGTTTTCATCGGTAAGCGCAATGTCGGTCAGGATGAGCTTGAGCTAACCAAAGGTACGGAAGATATTCACCTTGTTCCCGTTGTGATTGGGAGCAAGCGCGCTGGCCTATTCCAAACTATTTTAGGCGTGGCATTAATTGGCGCGGCTATGGCCTTCTCACCCGCTGGCCTTGGTGTTTTTTCGGCAACAGGTGGGTGGGCTTCTATGGCTTATGCAGGTGCAGCAATGGCCCTTGGTGGTGTTGTTCAAATGCTCTCCCCGCAAATGGGAGGATTGCGCATGCGCCAAGATCAGGACAACAAACCGAGCTATGCCTTCGGCGGGCCGGTCAATACCACGGCACAGGGTAATCCTGTCGGCGTGCTGTACGGCACGCGTGAGATAGGCGGAGCGGTTATATCTGCTGGCATCTATACCGAAGACCAGCAATAACGACATTCGTTTGAACAAACAGCCGCAATAGCGGCTTTTTTTATGGGCGAAATATGGCACAGAAAATTATCCGTGGGCGGAAAGGCGGCGGTGGTGGCGGCCACACGCCTGTAGAATCGCCGGACAGCATTCAATCGATCGCCAGAGCGAAGATGTTATTTGCCCTGGGCGAGGGAGAGTTTGCCGGTGGGCTGGATGGCACAAACATTTTTGCTGACGGCACCCCAGCACTTAATGCCGATGGCTCTGAAAATTTCCCCGGCTTCCGCTGGGAGTTTCGCCCAGGTACGCAGGCACAGGATTATATTCAGGGTATTCCTGCTGTCGAAAACGAGATCACCGTCGGCACAGAACTGAAAAGCGGCACGCCGTGGGTGCGGTCAGTATCGAACCTGCAGCTTTCTGCTGTGCGTCTGCGCTTTGGCTGGCCGATGCTGCAAAAGCAGGAGGACAACGGCGACGTTAACGGCTACCGCATCGAATACGCCATTGATGTGGCCACCGATGGCGGCAGCTACCAGGAAATGTTAACGGCTGCAATCGACGACAAAACCACCTCGCTGTATGAGCGTTCTCACCGCATCAACTTACCGAAAGCCACTACGGGCTGGCAGGTGCGCGTTCGGCGGTTGACGCCTAACGCCAACAGCGCCCGGATCGCCGATCGTATGAACATCGAGGCGTTGACCGAAATTATTGACGCCAAACTGCGTTATCCGAACACGGCGCTGCTGTACGTTGAATTCGACTCCAAACAGTTTCCGAACATCCCGAAGATCAGCTGTGCGCCGCGTGGGCGAGTTATCCGCGTGCCTGACAACTATGACCCAGAAACGCGCAGCTATACCGGCGTCTGGACAGGGGGCTTTAAGTGGGCCTACAGCGATAATCCGGCTTGGGTGTTCTACGACATTATTTTAGCTGACCGCTTTGGCCTGGGTGATCGCATCGACTCAACCCAAGTATCCGAGTCTGAACTGTACCGCATCGCGCAGTATTGCGACCAACTGGTGCCGGACGGGCGCGGCGGTGATGGCATGGAACCACGCTTTACCTGCAACGTTTACATTCAATCCCGAGAGGATGCTTGGACGGTGTTGAGCGATCTGGCCGGTATCTTCCGTGGCATGACCTATTGGGGACAAAACCAAATGGTCGCCCTGGCGGATATGCCGCGCGATATGGACTTCACCTATACCCGTGCCAACGTTATCGACGGCAAGTTTACCTACTCGTCGGCCAGCGAGCGCACCCGCTACAGCACCGCGATGGTCAGTTGGTCTGATCCGGCGAACCACTACGCCGATGCGATAGAGGCTGTATTTGATAGCGACCTGGTGCGCCGGTACGACGTGAACCAAACCGAGCTTACGGCGATCGGTTGTACCCGCCAGAGCGAGGCAAACCGCCGGGGCCGCTGGGCATTGCTGACCAACAGCAAAGACCGCACGGTTACTTTCTCTGTTGGCCTCGATGGCATGATCCCCATGCCTGGGCATATCGTCGGCGTGGCCGATCAGATGGTTGCCGGTCGGGTGATCGGTGGCCGTATCAGTGCGGTGGACGGTCGCAAGTTGAAGCTGGACAGAAAGCCAGGCGCTAAAGTCGGCGATCGCCTGATCATTAACCTGCCTTCAGGCAAAGCACAGGCTCGCACCGTGCAGGCGGTGAATGATCGCGTGGTGACCGTTACCACTGCCTATAGCGAGATACCCGTGTCGGAGTCTGCCTGGTCTATCGATGCTGATGATCTGGCTGTTCAGCTCTACCGTGTGGTGGGTATCGCTGACAATGGCGATAACACCTTTACGATTAATGCTACCGAGCATGACCCGAACAAGTACGCCCGCATCGATACCGGCGCGCGCATCGACGATCGCCCGATATCGATTATTCCTCCTGGCGTGCAAGCCCCGCCGAAAAACATCACTATCGACAGCTACTCCTCGGTGAGCCAGGGTATCGCCATCACCACCCTGCGCGCCGCCTGGGGGGCAGTGGATAACGCGATAGCGTATGAGGCGGAATGGCGGAAAGATAACGGCAACTGGGTATCGGTAGCGCGCACCTCGGCGCTCGGTTTTGAAGTGCCAGGCATTTACGCCGGGCGCTACCTGGTGCGCGTGCGGGCCATTAATGCCAGTGACGTATCGTCTATCTGGGCGACGTCGATGGAAACCTATCTGAAGGGGAAAGAGGGCAAGCCGCCGGTGCCGGTCGGCTTCAAGGCATCGCCTTTGTTATGGGGCATCCAGCTTGATTGGGGATTCCCGTCTGGTGCCGAGGACACGCTGAAAACCGAAATCCACTATGCGGACAACGCCGCCGGGAATAACGCGATGTTGCTGGCCGATATTCCGTACCCGCTGCACACGCACACCATGACCGGGTTGAAGGCGGGGCAGGAATTCTGGTTCCGCGCTCGTCTGCAAGACCGCACGGGCAATCAGGGCGACTGGACAGGCTGGGTTAAGGGGCAGTCGAACGCTAACGCCGGTGACTATCTGGAGAGCATTGGCGATGGGTTCCTGACCGACAAAGACGGCGACCGCCTCACTGGCGATATTGACACAAACATTGAGGCCATCATCCAGAACGCGCTGGCAAACAACGCGACGGTGGAGCACCAGTGGGCGCAGTACGGCACGGTGCGGGCTGATATTCTGGTGGTGAAAACCACTATTGCGGAAGTCGATCATGCCCTGGCAGAACTGTCCACGCAGGTGCAGGCACAGATTGACGACGTGACAGCGGTACTGGAGGACAAGCTGACGGCAACAGTTGATGCCGATGGCGCAACGGCAATCCACACGCTGAAAGCCGGTGTGAGGGTTAACGGCGTGTTCTACAACGCGGGCATGTCGATCGCCGTGCTGGCGGAAACCGGCAAACCCGTTATCACTCGCATCGGCTTCAACGCCAATCAGTTCGTGTTGATGAGCGGCAGCGGGGACACTCAATATTCACCGTTTGCTGTGATTAACGGCCAGGTGTTTATCAGCGATGCGTTCATTCAGAACGCCTCTATCACGTCGGCGAAAATTGCGGATGCGGCAATCACAAACGCCAAAATCAGCGGCTTTATTCAGTCCGACAATTTCAGCGCAACCAGCGGTTGGCGGATGGATAAAAGCGGCGCAGGGGCTGGTCAAATCCAGATTAACGGCGGCGACGGTAATGGGCGCATGGAAATACGCGGCGACCAGATTAATGTTTATGACGCTGGCGGCAATCTGCGGGTGAGAATGGGGAGGTTGTAGCGTGGCGTATGGCCTATGGATGAACGGAAAAACGCTGGCGGCGGTTAATAGTATTTCACTGTTAGCCAACGATAAAGAACCCTGGGCGGATGGCAATAAACAAAAGATTTATACTCCGCCTGATTACGTTGCTGGTAACCCGGTATTTCTGGTTGGTCAGACCGGGTATATATTCGGTGATAACGTAACCCCTCCGTTTTACGGCGGGGTTACGGGATGGCGAACCGAGGGAGCTAGAATAGTTGTTGATTTTTCAAGCGCAAACCAACAAGCATTTTTTACCGAATTCAGCATATACCAGGTTCAGCCACCGCAATCAGTTTCCGGTACGTATGGAATAATGATTCAAAACTCAGTGGACTGGATGAGCATTAACAGTTCGTCCAGGCTGGGTTTTGTTGCGTGGAAAGGTGAGGTAACGATTAACGGAAAATGGACATTGCCAGTCGTTCAAAACGATAACACCAAGGTTGTCTTTGTACGGTGCGATGACCCCGGCGTTTCTATTTACCATGCTGTGCAATATAACGAGTTAACGGTATCGCGTGATAATGGTTCGGGTGAAGCGGTGTTAACCACGGCCAATGTGAAAGTGGTCATTATGAACAGCGGTTATTACCCACCGACGCCAAGCGGCTACGGAATGGTGATTAAGAACACTGACGGTAATAACACGTTCACCAGCGATACAGAGCCGTTAGTTTGGGATGGTCGATCGGTCAATGTCGGCAGGAACCCAGAAGACTTGGTCGATACAGGGATTGCCAGGCCGATGATCCCCCTCGCGGTGAATGCGTTCATGCGTGGTAACTCAGAAATGAGCGGCGGAGTTTATAACTATTACAGTTGCGGCTATCGGTTTAATGGCAGTGCCGTTCAATTTTGGCGCTCTGAATCTGGGAGACAAATTCAGACAAAATGGAATACATCAAACCGATGGTACTCGTCGCAGATGCCGCTCATGGTGATTAACGCAGACCATTACTTCTAACAACCGGCCACTGAGCCGGCTTTTTTATGCAACGATTTAGGAGAGCATCATGCCCGCAGGCACTCTTACTCTAACGAACAATTCCGCCGTAGTGAAAGGAACGGGGACAACGTTCAATACCGAGCTGAAAGCCGGTGATTTCATCGTGAGCGTCGTCGGCGGCGTTACCTATACGCTACCGGTTAAAACCGTTGATAGCGCCACACAGGCGACGCTGATTAAAGCCTATGACGGCCCAACGCAGGCGGGCGCAGCATGGTATGCCGTACCGCGCGACGCGATGAACACCATTACCGCCCAGCTGGCCGCAGAGACGGCGAAAGCCCTGCGCGGGCTGAACCTCGATAAAGATAACTGGCAGCAGGTATTCAGCGGAACCGGAAACATTACGGTGACGTTACCTGACGGCAGCACGTTTACTGGCCCAGCCTGGAATAGCATTACTGCGGCATTGGAAAATAAAGCCGGGAAAGGGGTAAACAATGATATAACCCAGCTGAAGGCATTGAGCACAGCAATCACCGTTGCGCAGGGAGGCACGGGAGCAAAAGACGCTGCTGGCGCCCGCGCAAACCTTGGGCTTGGCAGTTCTGCGACGAGAAACGTAGGCTCGACGGCTGGAACCGTTGCAGATGGTGATGATGCTCGTTTGAACACTGTGGGCGGTAAATCTGGCGGGCAACTTACCGGCGGTCTGGGTGTGTTGAACGGGGTTAATAATGTAAATCTTTCCTTACAGGGAACATATTTATTATGGAATGAGCAGCCGGGAACTGGAATAAGCTCATTAGTTAATAACCCCGGTTACGGCCTTGGCGGGTTTTGGATTAGGCTGTTAAATAAAGCGAACACAGCAGAGAAGGCGCGTTTCACGTTCAATCCTGACGGGACAATGATTGCGCCCAGTGGAGTTTATTCTTTAAATGGGCGCGTCCGTTCATTTACAGGGTTAGGCGCGGGTTATGTTGAGATTTTTGTTGATGGTGTCCCTAAGGGGATGAACTTCTTTGATTCAGACGAAACAATCAAAGAAAAAATTAATCCAGTTGAACCAGGTTCCGCTTCGGCTGTTATACGTCAGATTCGCCCGGTGTCATACAAGTTTAAAGACACTACTTATGACGGTGGGGTAACTATAGGTGCTACGCATGATTTCGGTGTAATTGCGCAGGAAGTAGAGAAGATATTACCTCATGGTGTTACGACACTATCAGATGGGAAAAAGTCGCTGAATCCACTTGAGCTATTTGGTCTTTTGTTGACAGCAAATAAGGAAATGCTGGAGAGAATAGACCGCCAAGATGAATTAATTAAATTATTAATGGAGAAATAAGTAATGGTATTAATCAGCGGAGTTTTAAAGGGGCCTTACGGTGATTCTCGTTCTGGCGTAACTATTACTATGCGCTCAATGAAAACATCATCCACGGTGTTGAATTTGGCAAAGTCGCAATCTGTCACCGATGATACGGGGCGGTATTCGCTTAATGTAGAGCCTGGTGCCTACGAGGTGATTGTGTCAGTTTATGGCGCACAGCCGGAACGAGTAGGCACTATAGAGGTTTATACCGACTCCCTACCCGGTACACTCAATGATTTCCTGCGCCGTCCAGGTGAAAGTGATATCACACCAGAGATTGTGCAGACGGTCGATCGCCTGCGTGCCGATGCAGCATTGTCAGCAGATAAATCAGCGGCATCGGCAGCGGCGGCAAAAGTCAGTGAGAATAATGCGGCCGCGACACTTGCTGGTGCTATGAAAAAAGGGGACTTTGGTTTAGGTGGCGGGGGCTGGGAGGGGAAACATGAGAATTCCGTTGATTTGTTGACATCCTTAAAGGCTCGCGGCAGCAGCTTTTTCAGAAACACCAAGGATGCAACAGGAGTCGCCACCTGGGGGGCGGGTATATATGCGCGAGCGGGTGACGCCAACAGTGTATTCACTGTCAACCCCTTTAATGGCGTCGTGGTAGTGGCCGCTTGCTCTGATGCCGGCTTGGCGAGCGGCGTAATTAGAACCAACACGCTGTGGGGAACGGCTAACACTTCTGTTGACGGCAACGGCTTCATCAAGAAAGCCTCGCCGATAGCTCGTCTGTCTGGCAATCCCGACACGATGGACTCGGATTACCTCGATGGTTTCACGTTGTCGGGGCTTGCTGCAGTGAATGACGAAGCGGCAGGTGTTAAAGCTGAGCGTCAGGCTGTGGGTGTCTATACCGTCACAGGCTCTCTTGGACTGGCAAAAGAGGGGTGGACTATCGAGGTACCACAGGACGTAAACGGCAACCGTCTGTGTTTCGTGGAGACCGACACCGCCGAAGACGGCACTATTACCGTCAAAGTCAGCAAGCGCCGCTTTGACATCGACACAGCCGCGATTGTGGCCGGTGAGCCGATGGATATTCCGGCGGGGCGTTGGATTGATCTGCGCCTGGAAATGCCTGTGCGCGAGGTTGAAGTAGCACCGGAAGCCGAGGAGGAAACTTCGGCCCTTGAAAATGTGAACGTTGACCCTATCTAAAATCTGCTGCCCCGTCGCCGGCCTCGTAGTGTTCAGTCAGGTTGAACATCGGCAGGGGGCAGCATCTTTGGTGGTGCTGACCGCCTGGCGGAAAATCGATGGTTTTTGACAGGTCTTTGCAAAGTTATCAAATAGTTATGCTGGTGAGATGGTGGTGACCGATATCACCCGCAATCTTTGTTTAATCAACCAGGTGCACGGCGTTGTTTTCGATGCCAGCTTCGATGTAATCGACACGTTTCTGCAGCTCGCGGATCAGCGCTTTGGCAACGTCCAACCGAATCATCACATCCTGATCGGCAAAGGTGGTGGACTTGTCAGCGCACACATATGACATCGTATCCACGAAGGATGAACGCAGCAGAACGAAACCACCAAAGGCGCTGTGGTCTGCCTGAAAGTTGGTCAGCTGCCGCATGCCGATAATTTCGTCTTGAGATTTCATATTTTGAGTCCGGTATAGGTGTGCTGGCTATTTGTACAGCCCGATCATTCTTCGGTCAACTTCGATTTCTTCAACTGCTCGAATTTCTCATGCAGCGATTTCGGGTAGAGCTCGGTGTACACCTGCCAAAGCAGATTTAAGTTGCGATGGCCGGTGACCTGGGCAACCTCCTCAATGCTAAATCCCGCCTCAAATAGCCTGCTTGCCGCCTCACGACGCATATCGTGATAGCGCAAGTCCTCTATGCCTAATCGGTCTCTGACGCGCTGGAATCCTGAACTAACGGACTGTGGCTTGTATGGGAAGATAAGTTCAGATTTTTTCGGCTGGCGCTGAACAATATCCCAAGCCTCGCCGAGTAGCGGCACCATCATATGATTGCCGGCTTTCTTTCTCGGATCCTTCCTGTCTCTGACCATCACGGCCCGCTGTTGCTCGTTCACGTCCTCCCACCTTATGCGGCAGACTTCTCCTATCCTCATGCATGACAGTATCGAAAAATTGAGAATATCTTCGTAGGGTATTATCGACTGACGCTTACCTGCGCGCTCTCTCAAACCGGCGACAAGGCGTTCCAGCTCTTCGCTGGCTGGCCTGCGGGTTCTGCGCTGTGATTTCCCTATCAACCCCATTTTTAAAGCCGTAGCCCGTGCCTCTTTCGCTGGGTTGCGAGTGTAATCCAGGCCGAAGATAGGTTTAGCTGTTGAGAGAACGGACGAAAGGTAACTCAGGTCTTGGGCTACCGTTGCCGGGCCAGCGCCGGCGGCGTTGCGGTCGCGGCAATGCTCAATAACGTGATGGTCTTGCAAATCCAGCAGCTTAATATTGGCAATATCGCAATCGGCAAGCATGTTGAGTATATAGCCCTTGCTACGCCCGACCTTTCCTCCTAATGCTGGATCGGTCATGTACTTTCTGAGAAGGTCACCCACAGTCAGGTCACTTGACCTATTGTCGCCTGGCACCCCATCTGCCTCTATCTGGGTCACCCGGTTGGCACCCCACGTTTTGGCGAGCTGGTGGCGCCCGAAGGTTTTGCTCTCGCGGTAGATGTATTTTCCGCCTTGCTTCACGCCCACTGTGCAGCGGTAGCGCGTTGTACCATCAGCGCGCGGACGTTTTTCTATGCTATAGTATGCCATCTCAATTCCTTTGCCGGTTCCGGGTCACCATGAAAATGGGGTGCTCTATGGGGTGCTGACAAAGAGAAAATATACTATTTGGTTACCGTATGCACCAAAATAAACCAAATAGGAACCCAGGCCCAACCTGCGCTGTGCTTGAGTTCCCTTGATTTTGTTGAGAGTGATAAGGAGTGGTCAGTTCGATATCTGGTGGGATTGAGTGGTTAAATAAATCAGTAAGTTATAGGTTTGTGGGGTGCTATAGGTGACCCAGCACCCCGCGCCGACTTACGAATTAACCTGCTTGAATTCCTCCCTCCCTGCTGCAGTGCGTTGATCAAGGTAATCTGCCAAATCCTTCACATACACCAGGCGCGGGGCTTTGTTCGAGTTTACCGCCCGGAAGCTTGGGATAGGCAGCTTGCCAGCGTTAGCACGCTTGTTGGCTAACTCGATTGAGATGCCAAGGTATTTCTCCGCGATTTTCTCCAGAGGGATATCCGTGGTCTCAAATTCAGCCATCAGCAAAAACATTCTGTTCACTGGATGTCCTCCAATTTCTTCTTGGCGCGCCGATCACATTCCAGGAATGCCTCCGGCGAGACCATTGTCATGAGCTCTTTCACCAGAAAATCGTTGTGTTGCTGGTGGATCTCCATATTCCTTATCTTCTCCTGCTGACGCAGAACAGCGAGGCGTGCAGTGATACGACGCCGGCTTGCTTTCCAGGCTGCCATTGCATGATTCGCTCGGTGGCGCCAGGCAGAGTCATTATCGATAGATGCTGATAGCTGGTGCTCGATATGGCTGATTGAGTCTTCTGCGTCCACCAACGCCTTGAGGTGATCTTCGATGGTAACCAGCACGGAAAAGTCAATTATTGGTTTTTTCATCGGAACCCCCGGTGTTCAATTTTCGATAGCCGGCATCATATAGCGCAGCGGCCGCATCGTGGTTTTGCCATGAATCAGGCAGCCCGGACAGCAGCTCAACGATCTGCGCCGTCGCCTTTATTCGTTCCTTCTCTTCCCGCTCTGCAATGATTTCGTTGCAGAGGCTGATGCATGCCGAGCAGATATTCACGCCAGGGCCGGTGATCAGTTGTGCGGCTGGCGGCTGCTCTTTGCAGAAGGTGCAAACTGTTTTTGGGTCTGGAGTGAACTCCACTCGAGCCCATTCCAACGGTTGCAGGAGCATCACTCACCCCCT